AATTACAGTTCTTATGTCTTGTTTAATCACCAACTTACCTTCTGTTGAAGTATGGGTTCGTAAAGAATATCTAACAGATCATCAGAGTGGGCACGGTGAATTTGTAAAGGGCGTTTGGGTATCGGCAAAGTCCATACCTGGACGCGCTTTTTATTTTGAGACTTATTTACCAGAATATGCGGCAATGTATGATAAATTGCCGATTAGTGCTTTTTTATCTCGTCCTAAACTTCCAGATCCTGATATGAATTTACCAAATTTACAATTCTGGAACTGTATGGACTATGGTGTGGTCAGTATTGATAAGAAATTCATTGGAAGTATGGACTTTGAATGTTATACTCGTGATTATGGAATTCAAAAAGGTTGTTATATCTGCACTATAGACAACTATCACCGCGATCCAGACATGGTTGACTGGGCAACGAGTGAAAATCCTGCCGAACATAAGTCTCATAACCTCATTGAACTGGATAATGGTCAATATGCACTGTATCCAAACAACAGATTACGCATTTTTGATAATAGTTTGACTCCTGTTGAACCAAAAATGCCTGATTTTAAGGTTTCGACTCAGTATTATCAGGTCGAAAATGGTTTTGAACGCCTTGGAATGGGTCGTGAGGACGAATATTTCTGGAAAACGTCACAAGAACGCCAAAATTTAGAAGACTTAGAGTCTGATTGTTGAAAATAAATACGAAAAGGGATAGAAACCCCTTAAAAAGTTCTGTTTTGTCGTCAAAACAGGAGCAAAATGTCGAATTCACCCGTCGATAGAGACAGAGATTACATGTATCAAATGTGGGGAACCACAGATTTGATTACAGATTATGGTTCTATGAAAAAAATTGATGAAAAAAAGGTAATTCAGGAAATTATGCATGATGATGTTCCAAATAAAAAGCATCATTTGAAGGAGCAGACTGAAATGCACCAAAAAATCAGAAATGATGAGGATTATGATGATTGGAGCTATGGTACAGAACCTAGTTTTGGTGTAAGTGGGGCATAAATAAAAGCAAGACTTGTGTAATTTCAGTGGTACAAAGAGTATCTCGCCAATTTAAAGACATTAGTTTGTCTTTTGATATGCATCCAGTGACTAAAGATATTCTTGTGCTCAAAAATGAGGATGCAATTAAAAGATCCATCCGAAATATTGTTCAAACATTGCCTGGTGAGAGGTTTTTTAACTCCACACTAGGGTCAAACTTATCAAAAAGTTTGTTTGACTTCGTTGACTATGGATCTGCATCCTCTGTTGAGACTCAAATTTATAATTCAATCGTGAATTATGAGCCACGAGTTAGTAATGTTACTGTAGAAGTTAGTCCAAGATATGATGAGAATGCTTTTGATATCACAGTTTACTTCGATATTATAGGACAGGACTTCCCGAGACAAGAATTTAACTACATTTTAGAGGCAACGAGAAGATAACATGCCTTTTACAAAATTTACAAATTTAGATTTTGATCAGATAAAGACATCCATCAAGGATTATCTCCGTGCTAACTCTACATTCACGGATTTTGATTTTGATGGATCAAATTTTTCTATACTGATTGATACTTTAGCGTATAACACATATATTACTGCCTTCAATTCAAACATGATCGTCAATGAGTCCTTTTTGGACTCTGCGACTCTTAGAGAAAATGTAGTAGCATTAGCGCGTAATGTTGGATATGTACCCCGTTCAAAAAAGGCAGCAACAGCAAGAGTTTCATTTAATATTTTAACAAGCACCACATCACCACAAGTCACATTAAAAGCAGGACTTGTTTGTATTGGTGGAGATGGTAACAGTAGTCCTTACATCTTCTCAGTACCTGAAGATATCACCGTAAGTGTTTCAAATGGTGTAGCTTCATTTGAAAACATTACTTTATATCAGGGTGTTTTCTTAAATAAAACCTTTACTGCAGATACTTCGCTCAACCAAAGATTTGTATTAGACAACTCTGGAATTGATGCAAATACGATTAGAGTTAGAGTTGGAAATAGATCTTATTCAGTTGTTGATAACTTATTTGAAATTAATAAAAACTCAGAAATTTTCTTAATTCAAGAAGTTTCTGATGAAAAATATGAAATATTATTTGGTGATGATGTATTTGGTAAAAAATTAGAAAATGGAGTCAGTGTTAGAACAAGTTATATTGTAACTGATGGTGAAGATGGTAATGGATCAAGAGTCTTCACATTCTCTGGTACTGTTATAGACTCTAATGGTGTTACTGTAGATCCAGATGGAACAGTATCCGTAACGACCGTTGATGCAGCGTCAGGAGGCGCTGAGATAGAGTCAATTGATTCTGTTAAGTACTTTGCCCCTAGAGTCTACTCATCGCAGTACCGTGCCGTTACTGCGAGGGATTATGAGTCCATTATTCAACAGATTTATCCTAATACAGAATCCGTTTCTATAGTCGGCGGAGAAGAATTAGATCCTCCACAATTTGGTACGGTCTTGATTAGTATTAAACCAAAAAATGGTACATCAATATCAGATTTTGCGAAGACTAGCATCTTAAACGATATTAAGAAATATTCTGTCGCAGGAATTAGTCAAAAAATTATTGATCTCAAACTTCTTTATGTTGAGATTGATAGCACTGTCTACTATAATTCTTCAGCAGTTCAAAATATATCCAACTTAAGAACAAATATTATTAATACACTAACACAATATTCAAACTCTGTTGACTTTAATAAGTTTGGTGGAAGATTTAAGTATAGTAAAGTTTCTCAGGTAATTGATAATGTTGATACTGCAATTACATCAAACATCACTAAGGTTAAAATTAGAAGAAATTTAAATGCTGTATTAAATTCTTTTGCACAGTATGAAATTTGTTTTGGTAATAGATTCCATAAGAATCCTCAAGGATATAATATCAAGAGCACAGGGTTCCAAATTGCAGGTGAGTTAGATACTGTTTATTTCTCAGATGTTCCCGTTCCAGGTAGTGATATTGGTATTCTTTCAATTGTTAAACCAACCAATGTTCCTGGACAGTTTCAGATTGTTAAAAAGTCGATAGGTTCCGTTGATTATGTGAAAGGTGAAATCATTGTTAATACCATTAACGTCACATCAACCTCATTAGATGATGGTGTAATTGAGATTCAAGCGTTCCCAGAATCAAATGATGTTATTGGACTCAAGGATTTGTATTTAGTATTTGATGTCTCCAAAAGCACCATAAATATGAAGAAGGATACAATCTCTTCTGGAGAACAAATATCTGGTATTAATTTTGACTCCACATCGAGTTATTCAAACGGAACGTTAACGAGGTAATATGGTCACGACTGGTTTTGATTCTAGAGTTAAGATTCAGCAAATAATTGAAAATCAGTTACCAGAATATGTTCTAACAGAAACACCCAAAGCGGTCGAATTTCTGAAGCAGTACTATATCTCTCAGGAATTCCAGGGTGGAGTAATTGATATTGCAGAAAATTTAGATCAATATAAAAAATTAAACAATTTAAATCAAGATGTAATCTCTGGAGTATCCACAGTTACATCTAATGTAAGTTCTAGTGATACTGAGATCTTTGTAGATAATACTAAAGGATTTCCTCCTCAGTATGGACTGGTTAAAATTGATAATGAGATTATTACTTATACTGGTATCACTACAAACTCTTTCACTGGATGTGTAAGAGGATTTAGTGGTATTACTTCTTATCGTAGTTCATCAAATCCAGAAGAATTAGAGTTTTCAACATCTAATGCAGAATCTCATTCTGCAGGAAAAGTTGCCGAAAACCTGAGCGCACTCTTTTTAAAAGAGTTCTACAGAAAACTCAAACAATCTTTAGCACCTGGTTTTGAGGATATAGATTTAGTATCTGATTTAAATCTCAATAATTTTTTAAAGGAAGTAAGAACTTTTTACCAAGCAAAAGGAACTTCCGAGTCTTTTAGAATATTATATAATGTTTTATATGGTCTAGATCCAAAAATTTTAAATTTAAAAGATTTCTTAGTTAGATCTTCTGATGCAGAATTTATTAGAAGAGAGGTATTAGTAACTGAGTTAATATCTGGAAGTAATCCCAATAACTTAGTAGGACAGGTAATCAAAAGTATTGATGATACTGCATCTGCACCCGTATCTGAAGTTGAGATTATAACAAGAAATAATAGAACTTTATATAAGATTCAACTATTTGCTGGATTTGATGAGAGAAGTCTCATTGAAGGCAACTTTGAGATCACACCAAAAACCAAAGTAGTAGAAAAAGTTCTCACTACAGACACTGTAATTACTGTCGATTCTACTATTGGATTCAATTCATCTGGATCTTTGCAGATTGGTTCAGATACTGTAACTTACACAGATAAGTCTATCAACCAATTTTTCGGATGTAGTGGTATAACTGCAACAATTTCACCAGGATCTGATATTAGATCTGATAATATTATCTATGGATATGAAAATGGAGATACAACTAAGAGAGTAGAACTTAGAATCACTGGTGTATTATCAGAATTAGATAATCAAAATGATATCTATTTTAGATCAGTTGGCGATATTATTTCGGTAAAGCATATTGGTAAAAAAATAGAAAATCCAAATGATAAGACTTTTAAAGAACTTATCTTCAATTCTTGGATTTACAACACATCCTCAAGGTATGAAGTTGATTCTTTCTCAAACAATATTGTAACTTTGTTTGAAACACCAGATTCTTCAAGTTTAAAACTTGGCGATTCTGTTAATGTATTAGATAGAAATTCCGAAAATATTATTATTGAAGATGCTATCGTAACTGCTATTACCAACAAATCAGTTACTCTAAACAAAAACATTACTGGTGTTAGTTCAACAAGAAAAATTAGTATAAGAAGAAATGTAAAAAATGCATCTTCTGGTTTAGTTGACTTAAAATATCCAAAGATTACTTCCAATGTTCAGAATACTTATGATGAAAATTCCGAATATATTCATGTAGCTTCTAACTCTTTACCAGATTATAATATCACTAAAGATATTGTTTCAAAGACTCTATCAATTACAGCATCTTCAAATTTAAATAATATATTTTCTGGAACTAGATTAAATGATAATGGAATAACAAAATATACAATTTTATCATTCTCGACCGCAGTTCCATTTATAACTGGAGATGCTGTAGTTTATACTGGAACAGGTAGCGAAATAAGTGGACTAATATTCAATCAAACTTACTATGTTGAGGTTTTAGAACCATCCAATTCAGGAGATATTAAAAATAAAATCAGACTCTACAATGCAAGATCATTTATTGGAAGTGACAATTATGTAGAATTTGATATTCTATCTACGGTATCTGATCATATCTTCACTCTAGAGGAGCAAAAGGGAGATAAAAAATTAGCACCTAAGAAGATTCTTAGAAAAATTCCACTGGTTCAAAATATTCAATCAGGAACTGCTGAAGAAACTAAACCTGGTGCGACGGGAATCTTAATCAATGGTGTTGAAATTATAAACTATAAGTCAAATGATAAAATTTATTATGGTCCACTTGAAAAAGTTACAATAGTAAATTCTGGAACCGACTATGATGTTTTAAGTCCACCAAATGTTGTTATTTCAAATCCAACGGTTGGTCTTGGGACCACTGCTTTAGTTGACTTAGTAGTCAGAGGAAATTTAAAGGAAGTTATCGTTGATCCTAATGAAGTAGACGTTGAGAGAGTTGTTTCTGCAACCATAACGGGAGGAAATGGTTCTGGTGCAGTTTTGGAACCATTTGTCGAAGAAAGGTTTAGGGAAATTAGTTTTAATGCACAGACAACAACTTTTGGTGGCGGAGTAAACATTTCCGATGATGTTATATCATTTCTATCTTTCCACAATCTTCAAGATGGCACACCAATTGTCTATAATAGAAATGGAAATCAACCATTAGGAATTGGTACTTATGATGGATCTAATACAGATCAGGGTCTTTATTTGACTAATGGTTCTGTTTACTATCCTGAGATTGTTAATACTAGCACCATAAAATTATATAATACAATATCTGATTTTAATGCAGGAATTAACACTATTGGTTTTACAACGGCAAATACTGGTGGTGTTCATAAGTTTAGACTTTTGAATGGAAAAAATGTTCTGAATTATATTCAAGTTGTAAATGGTGGATCTGGGTATGAAAACAGATCTTTAAGAGTTAAACCATCTGGTATATCTACATTTACTAATACTATAAATTTCACAAATCATGGTTTCAGTACAGGTGATTTGATCAACTATAGAAACGAAACTGGATTTGGATTTGTATCGTCAGAGAATGTATCTGGACTATCAACAGACAATCAATACTATGTTTTAAAAATTGATGATTCTAAATTTAGACTTGCAAACGCTGGTATTAAAACAGCAACTCCTTCCAAGTCAGAATTTAATAGAGGCAAATACGTTAAATTATCTTCTTCTGGTTCTGGGCAGCACATATTTGAATACCCACCAATAACATTAAATCTTGAAGTTGAGTATTCTGGTTCAATCGGAACGATAACAGCGACACCAATTTTTAAGGGTGAAATCGTAGATGCATATCTATATGAATCTGGAACAGATTATGGATCAAAGATTTTAAATTTCCACAGAAGACCAGTAGTAACTATAAGAAATGGTCAATCTGCACAACTTAAACCAATTATATCTGATGGGAAAATTGTTAAAGTTGAAGTTCAAAATAGTGGATTATACTATTCATCCTCCCCAGATCTTATTGTTAATGGTGATGGAGTTGGTGCTAAACTGCGTGCGGAAGTATCTGGTGGAAGAATTGTAAATGTTGTAGTTGTTACTACAGGAACAAATTATAATCCAAGAAATACATCCATTGAAGTAAAACCATTAGGTAGAAATGGATCTTTATTTGCCGATGTTAGATCTCTAACAATAAACAATAATAGTAGATTCTCTGATGAAATATTACTAGAAAATGGTGAGGATCTTTCTTATGGTATTGTTGGATATTCCACAGATAGAGAAGGTGTATCATTCTATGAATCTGGAGAGAGTGAATCTGAGCACTCAAAAATAATTGGATGGGCATATGATGGAAACCCAATTTATGGACCATATGGATATTCAAATCCTAAAGATAGAAATTCTACATTAAAAATATTAGAACCAGGTTATACAACAAATCTATCGAACGTTTATAATAGACCAAGTGGATTTGATTTGGGATTCTTTGTTGAAGATTATGTTTATACTGATAGTGGAGATCTGGATATTTACAATGGAAGGTTTTCAAAAACTCCAGAGTTCCCCAATGGAACATATGCATATTACGTTGGAGTATCAACGAATAATGTTACCAATAAACTAGAACCAAAATTCCCATATTTTATTGGAAATAAGTATAGATCAAACTCTACCGTAGATTTGAATCAAACTCAAGATTACGATTTTAATAATTCTAACTTAATTAGAAATACTTTCCCATATAGGGTAAGTCAAGAATATTCTAATAATGATTTTATTATTGAACCAAATAAAATTGTAAAGCAAAATTCTGTTGTTGAAATTATATCGGAAGGATCTGTTGAAAAACTGACTGTACTAAATTCTGGCGATAATTACCGCGTTGGTGAATCTCTTGTTTTTGATAATGATGGAACTGGTGGTAGTGGTGCTTCTGCAATAGTAAATTCAGTTAAAGGGAAGGATATTGTAAATATTGAAACCACTTCAGAAGTTTACAATAATGCACTAGTTCTAAGAAAAAATCTTAATCAACTAGAAGTTAAAGTATCTCCATATCACGACTTACTAGATGGAGATATTGTTGAAATTACTGGCGTTTCAACAACTGCTATAAAAAATCTATCAGGCTCACATAGAATTGGTGTTACATCAAATTATTCATCATTAGTATTTGATGTATCTTCTAACGCTACTGTGGGCGTTGTTACAGATATCTATGTTTCACCATTCCCAAGCAACATTAGTATTGGATCTACCGTAGGTATAGGGTCAGAAACATTATCCGTCATAAATGTTTTTGGTGATCAAAATATTCTGAGAGTTTCTAGGGGAGTATCTGCTGGACATACTGCAAGTACTCGTGTTGATTTTTATAATGATAAATTCACAATTGACCTAGAGAGTCCTTATTTTATTTCATTAGATAATCAAAAGGTTTATTTTAACCCAAATATTTCAGTAAGTTCTGGTCTTGATACAGGAACTTTTAGTAACGTTCAATATCAACTCGGAAATCAATCAAATAATGTATCTGTAGAGACTCAGAGCATTTATATTCCAAATCACCCATTTGTAACTAATCAAAGAGTTTTATTTGTAAAACCAAGCACTGCAGGTGCATTAATTGTTAGAGATACTCCAGATTCATCATTCTTCAATTTACCAGAATCTGGTAATAGTCAGTATGTTTATATAATTAACAAAACCCCAGATACAATTGGAATCGTAACTACTGTTGGATTGACTACTACAACTAATGGTTTATTCTTCAATAGCACTGGATCAAATAGTGATTATTATTATTTTGAACCAGAATATTCACAAGTTACTGCTGATGTTAAGAAAATAACAACTCAAGTATCAGTATCGACAAGTCATGATTTAACTTATGGGGATAGTGTTACATTATTAGTAAATCCAAATTTATCTGTTGGTGTTGGTACTACCGCTAGCAATGTATCCATCAAATATAATTCAACTTTCGACAAAGTTCTTGTTAATCCAATTGGATTTAATTCAACTGGTATTAATACCACTACAAATAAAATCAATATACCTTTACATGGACTGAAAACTGGAGAAAAAGTTTTCTATGATTCTTCAGATCTAGTTGCCTCTGGATTAGAAACTGGTGGATATTATGTTTACAGAGTGAATGATGATAATATTCACTTGTGCGACACATATAGTGATGCAATATCTTCGCCTCCAAGAGTTGTTAGCATTGCATCCACTGGAGGTTCTGGACAAGAATTAAGTTTGATTAATCCACAGTTAGAAGTTGTTAAAAATAATGATATTGTCTTTGATCTTTCAGATACTTCTCTTGTAGGATATGATTTAAAATTCTTCTTTGATTCTTCATTCAAAAATGAATTTGTATCTATTGGACAAACAACTGTATTTTCAGTTTCTGGTGTAGGAACTATTGGCGTATCTTCAACTGCAAGCGTTACTGTTGGATTTAATACCAGTATTCCAAACAAGTTATATTATAACTTAGAAAAATCAGGATCTACAATAAGTGTTGATACTGATGTTCAAAATAATTCAGAAATTTTGTATAGAGAGAGTGAGTATCAAGGAACATATAATATTTTTGGGGTTGGATCAACAACATTTAACATTTCCCTAAAAGAAATTCCAGAAAAATATTCGTACACTCCTTCAGAATGTGATGTTTTACGATATCACACCACATCTAGAACTGCAGATGGCGGTATTGAAAATGTAGAATTAATTTCTGGTGGTATTGGATATAAAATGTTACCCAATGTTTCTGGGGTATCTACTTTAAGTTCTGGAACAAATGCTGTTATAAAAACAAATTCTAGAAATATTGGAAAAATTGAAGAATTGAGAATTGCTAATGAAGGATTTGAATATGCTTCAGATAAAACTCTGAAACCAGAGGCAGATGTTCCTAGACTTATTAGATTGCAAAAATCTGATAAAATCACTCAAGTAAGTGTTTTATATGGTGGTAAAAACTATCTCTCTAGACCAACTTTATCACTTGTAAATGATACAAACAGGCAAAAAGTTTCTAGTGGTTTATTAGAAGCAAAATTAAGAGGCACTGCTCTTGTTAGTGTTGATGTTATTGAGGAACCAAAAGGTTTAGAAGCAGTTCAGCACACTGTATTTACGGAAAATAATAGCAATGGTGTAAGTATAGAAAGGATTTTAAGCTATACTAATGGAATTGTTGAGTGTGAGATTACAACTCCAGCGATTAATGGATTTGTAGTAGCACCTTTTGAAGAGGGAGATTATGTTTTCGTTGAGGGAATCCAAAAACAATCAACTACTGATGAATTGGGTGTAGTAACTTCACCAGGAACAGGATTTAACTCAGCAGATAATGGATACAGATTCTTTAGAGTAACTGATTATGTAAATTCAAATCCAGCGATTATAAAATTTGATGTTGGCGAATATACCGATAATGCTGGTACTGCAGTTTCACCTCCTACCACATTTACGAGCATCGTAAATAGAAAGAATTATCCTACTTTTAGTATTAACAAAATACCTAGTATATTCTTCATTGGTGAAAAAATATTAGTAAACAATCAAGATACTGATCTTGTTGTAGAGACAGCAAACAGAAATTATATAACAGTCACTGGTGAATATGAATTGGAGTATGAAGACTTACTGAGTGGATTTAAATCTGGTAATCTTGCTAGAGTTGAAGAAGATGTAATTCTAAAAGGAAGTTATACTACAAATTATTCTAAGAGTAGAAAATATGGATGGAAAGATGATATTGGAAAATTAAATAATAGTTATCAGGTTTTACCTGATAATGATTATTATCAAAATCTATCATACTCAATTAAAACAGTTGGTGAGAGATATAAGGATAATAAAATTGTAGGTTTTGATAGATCAAAAGATTCTGTAAATCGTTTGGTTCATCCTACTGGATTTAAAAATTTCGTTGATGTTGGAATAACATCTTCATCATCTATTGGTATTGGATCCGATCAATTCTTAAGTCAAGTTTTAGACTTTATTAACGAAGAAAGAGTCGATACTTTCACCAATTTCGATCTTGCACTGGATTACTTACCAACCACAAATTCATCTGACGCTATTATATTACAAAATAAAAAACTTGCAGACTTTATTCAGTGCATTTCAAATAGAGTTCTCCAAATTGATGATATTAGTAATAAATTCTCAAGCGCAGAATTTAATAGAGATACATTCATCGATGCTTTTGAGTATTCCGTAACGGATCAGTTCTCCAAGTTCTTGGTACAGATTGTCGATGAAGGAGAATCGAATATTCAAACAAGTGAACTTGTAATTTTAAATAATTATGATAATACTTACACCCTGAACAAAGCAGATTTGTATACTGGGGAAGAATCTTTAGGTACATTATCTGGAACTTTTGCGGAGAATGGAAATGCCGCGATGAGATTCTCTCCAACAGATCCATTAATTTCTAGTTACAACTTGAAAATTTATAGAGATTATTTCTCATTGAGTCCAACAAATATTGGTGTAGGATTTACTGATATTGGATTTATTAGATTAACTGCTAGAACTGAAGATTTCTCAACTTCTGGAATTACTACAGATATATTCAAAGCACAGTTATCTTCAATTGATACAATTTATTCAAATGTCTTTGTTAGAGATGAAGATACTTTGGAAATGAATTATTTTGAAGTTTTAGCATATCATGATGGTGATAATGGATATATCAGTGAATATTATTTTAATACTCAAAACAATATCAGTGGATCATCTTTTGGATTTATCGGAACATTTGGAGTTAGTGTTGATAGTGGAGTTTTCAAACTTAATTTCACTAATAATACAAATAATGAAGTTACTGTAAAGGCTAAAACAGTTGGATTTGGTTCTACTTCCTCTGGAATTGGAACTTATAGATATTTGGTTCCAGATCAAGATGCTGGATCTGAAAGAAGTGCTAGATTAGAGTCTTCATTCCAAACATCAACTGGAATTACGACAATCAATACTTATGATATTGGTGTTGAAGGAACTCTAAAATCAATGGTTAGAGTTGGTGTAGGAACAACGGTTGCATTACATCAATTCCTTGTTGTATCTGATAGTGGAAGAGCAAACATTCAAGCATATCCTTATCTCTCTGTTGGTTCTGCTTCTACCAGTGGAATAGGAACATTTGGTGCCGAGGTAGATGGATCTCAAGTAAAAGTTAAATTCTATCCAGACTCGGAGTTCTCTTCTGATAGCATTTTAATTCAAAAATATGAGCAATTTGTATATTTTGATAGTGATGAGTTTAACACTCCAGATGATTTTACATATGGAGTTGGTATTGAAGAAATTAACACTGCATTCTATGGTGCTCTGAATAATTTTGGTAAGGATAGACTTGAGTTTGATCTTAACTATGAGGGAACACCAATTTTTGAAAAGATATTTAATCCAAATAGTGCTTCTGTTTTGGACAAGTCAACAGGAATTTTTACAATTCCAAATCATTTCTTCCAAACTGGTGAAGAATTAATCTATACACCATATTCAAGTTTGGCTGGAGTTACTGCTTCTGCAGTGGGTATTGGATCTACTTTAGTTGGAGGAAGAAATTTTGTTGGTGACTTTATTGTAGGATTCTCAACCATAACTGGTGTAGCATCCACAACTGGAATTAATGTTGGTGATATAATTCTTGGACCATCAGTTTCTGCAGGAACAACTGTAGTTTCTGTAGGATCTACTTTCGCATATTTTGTTGGTAATGTTGTGTCTGGTGGATCATCAATAATTACAGGTATTGCAAACACGTCTATCCTAACCGTAGGATCTGGTATTTTCTCTGGAAATAATACTGGAATTGGTACAATTGTTTCTATTGGTATTAACTCAATAACTTCCACAGAGGTTGTTGATGAAGGAACTGGAACGATTTTCTATTCCGAGCAACTAAAAACATCTGTAGAATTGTCTCAAGTATCCACTGGAACGACATCAAGAACAAACTTTATCACTGGAATTACTACTGATATTGCTCCATCTACAGTATATGCTATCAGAGTAGATAATGATACATTCAAATTAACTGGCATAAGTGGTGGAAATGGTATAGGATTTACATTTACATCGTCTGGATCTGGTAATCTTCATAAACTTGAAATGAAGAAAAAACTTGAAAAGAGTCTGATTACTGTAAATGGTGTTAATCAATACCCTATTATTTGGACTCCTATTAATCATACCTTAGAATATAATTATGGATCAATTGGTGCAGGAACAACATTCTTAGCACTTTCAGGCATTGCTTCAGTAGCACCTAGAGATTTAATTAGACTTGATGATGAATATTTGAGAGTAATTAATGTGGGTCTGGGAACCACAAACACTGGTCCTGTTACTGGTGTTGGAACAATTCCAATTGTTGAGGTTAATAGAGGATTTGTTGGATCTTCTGCAACAACTCACAATGATGGTATTGAAGCAAGAATTTATAGGGGTGCATATAATATTGTTGGAAATAAAATTCATTTTACAGAAGCACCAGATGGTAAAGGAAATAATGATCGTTTAGATCCAAGTGGACTTCCTCTACCAAAATCTACTTTTAACGGTAGAGTATTCTTACGTAGAGATTACGAATTTAATAAGTTGTATGATGATCTTTCAGATCAGTTTACTGGTATTGGAAGAACATTCAACTTAACAATTGAAGGACAAAATACATCTGGCGTTGAACCTGGAAGTGGATTAGTCTTCATCAACGATGTTTTCCAGACTCCTGATACTGAAAACAACGCCGGAAATAATTACACACTAGAATCTGATGCAAATGCTGGTCTTACTACAGTAACATTTACATCAGTAACTAGACCAAATAGTGATAATGTAATTGTTGTTGATTCCGATGTTAACCAAAACCAAGTTCCTCGTGGAGGTATTATTATCTCTCTCGGATCTACTGGAGGTCTTGGATATGCTCCATTAGTTGGTGCAAGAGTTATCACAAGAATTGGTGCTGGTGGATCGATCACAGAAATTGTTGGTATAGCAACCACTGGATCTTCGTATTCAATTAGCACATCATCATACAATAATCTAACTGGTGTTTTAGAGATAACCACCTCTACTGATCACGGATTTACTGGATCTGGTAATAGAGTTTTCTTAGAGGGTCTTGAGTTTAGCTGCCCTGGTGGTTCTGGAATAACATCTACTATTTTCCCATATCCAGGATCAAGTCCATACGGATTTGTTTTCCCAGTTACTGGAATTATTTCTGCTACAACTTTTACCGCACAGGTTGGAACTAGCACAATTACTCACACATATGTTGGTCAAGGAACGGCATATTCTTATTATGGTGATTTAACATTCGGTTCTGGATACTATGGAGGTCTTGTCGGTGTTGGAATTAGTGATACTACAGGATCTGGTGCAACAATTACTGCAGCAGTAGGTGCTGGAGGATCCCTAGCGTTTACTATTGTTGATGGTGGTAGTGGATATACAAATCCATCAATTAGAGTTGATGATCCATCATACGAAAATCTTTCAATTGTAGGTGTTTCTAGACTATCGATAGGAAATACTACTGATGCTGGTATTGGTCTATCAATAACAGCAAATGTTGCACAATCTTCAATTGTTGGTGTCGGAACAAGTCTCTTTGAGGTAAAAACTACAACAATAACCAAACCTGGATATGCATTTAGAAGAGGTGATAAATTCAAATTAGTTGGTCTTGTTACTGATGCTAGATTGTCTGAACCAACTGAAGAATTAGTCTTTACCGTTGAAGATGTATTTACAGATTCATTTGCATCATGGCAACTTGGTGAATTAGATTATATTGATAGTATAAAAAATCTTCAGAATGGTTCTAGAACAAGATTCCCACTCTTTAGAAATAATGAATTATTGAGTTTTGAAAAAGATAGAACTAATCCAGAATCAGATTTGATTGACTTCAATGCAGTTCTACTCATCTTTATCAATGGTGTAATGCAAGAACCTAATATTTCATATACATTTGAAGGTGGAACGACCTTTAGGTTTAAAGAAGCACCAAAAGCAGAGGATAATGTAGCAATCTTCTTCTATAGAGGAACTAGAAATGTTGATAGTTTTACAGTTAATGTAAATGAAACTGTAAAACCAGGCGACACTTTAAGACTTGATAAAAATAACCAAATACCAAATACGTTTGAACAAACAGACCGTACAGTTTCACTGATTCAAAGTGCAGACGTTGTTGAAACTGGTATTTACATTGGAGATGGAATTGATGAAAACAACTTTAGACCAATTCACTGGTCTAAACAAAAGAGAGATTTGATTGTAAAAGAAGATTACCAATTTAAATCTAGAGATTCTCTAGAACCATTTGTTATCCCAAATGCTAGGGTTATAAAAGATATTTCAACAACTGATGAAGAAATATTCTTGGAAAGTGCTCAACTATTCAAGTATGAGGAAAATGATCCTAACACTGATACAGTTATTCGCAGTTTTGAAGGTCTTTTAATTGAGTCTGATGCAGACCCAGTTTCTGCTGGATTCAGTGCTAGTGTTAGTGGATTCTCTACAGTTTCTTCAATTGGAATTCTTACTGGTGGTAGTGGATATACACCAGGATCAACTATCACATTGAAAATTGGTGGTCCTGTAGGAGTTGGTAGCACTGCAACTGCAACGGCAACTGTTTCTGCTGCAGGAACTGTTTCATCAGTTAGTATAACAAATCCTGGAAGTGGATATACTTACACAAATCCACCTTCAGTATTAGCAGCATCTATTCCATCATTTACCAGAGAATTAATTCCTCAAATTAGATTCGTTGAAGGATTTAGTGGTATTGTTACTGGAATAACAACTTCTGCTGGAACAGGATCTAATCCTCTAGCAATTAATTTCCAGGTACTGTATGATTCAAATTCTGATATTGATTCTTTACTTCAAGGATATTATATTCATATATCACAAACAAACATTGGTTCTGGAGTAACATCGATTAATACATCAGATAGTGACGTTGTTGGTATTGGAACTACATTTGTTGATAATATTTACATTATTAATGATATTTCTAGGAACAACCTAGTTGGAGTTCTCACATGCAATATCTTATCAACTACAGACGTTTCTGGTATCGAAACATCTAGCGATTTTTCTGGAAGATTCTCTTGGGGAAGACTATCAGGAATTCAAAGATCTACTAGCCCAGTCTCTGTTGCTGTTAGTGGTTATACTGTAAATAGTGGTCTAACTACATTCCCACAAATATTAAGAAGAGGATATGGTTTGAGAGACACTGGTGGTCTCAGTAAGGAATTAGGTTAACTTCTAAGTATAAATATAGAAAAAAGCTAATAATATGTCTGCAATTGTCACAGATCAATTTAGAATTCTGAATGCGAATAACTTTGTTGACTCTGTTCAGGACACTAATAACTCTTATTACGTTTTTCTGAGTCTGCCTAATCCAGATGCAGTTGGGTTTGGTAGATCTACGACTTGGGATACAAATGTCCCAAGTCCGTCTGATGATTTAAATTATCTTAATCATGTAAAGGATACTATTATCTTTGGTAGAAGAATAACAGCAAATAATGTAAGAAGGCTCATAAGGAGAGTTAATTGGACTCAAGGAACAATTTATGAGATGTATAGACATGATTATAATATCTATAATCAGTCTCCACAAACTAGTTCAACTAGATTATATGATGCAAACTACTATGTAATCAATAGTGATTTTAGAGTTTATGTCTGTATTGATAATGGATCCAATGCAGCAAAACCTGGCGGAAACTTCTCTCAGGATGAACCAACATTTATTGATTTAGAACCATCAAGAGCTGGAGAAAGCGGTGATGGATATGTTTGGAAATACTTATTCACAGTTTCTCCGAGTGATATTATTAAATTTGATTCCATTGAATACATTCCAGTTCCAAATGACTGGGATACTTCAACTGACGCTCAAATACAAGCAGTTCGTGAAAACGGCGATTCTACAGTAAATAATAATCAAATAAAAAAAGTATACGTAGATAATCAGGGTGCTGGATATAATAGCACTAGTGCCGAACTTGATATTATTGGTGATGGTACTGGAGGTAAAGTTATTGTAAATGTTAGTGGAGGAAAAATTTTAGAAACTACAGTATCTTCTGGCGGAAAAAACTATACTTACGGAAGAGTTGATCTCTCATCTATTAATTCTGGCGCAACAACATTCGCTAAATTGATTCCAATTATTCCTCCTTCAAGAGGACATGGATTTGATATTTACAGTGAATTAGGAACTGATAAAGTTTTAATATATTCCAGATTTGATGATTCAACAAGAGATTTTCCTTTAGATACTAAATTTTCTCAAATAGGTATTATAAAAAATCCAACACAAATTGGATCTGCATCATCTATCTTTGCAGATAGTCAATTTTCCAATTTATATGCCTTGAAACTTCTCTCAGTATCAAATCCCGACGATGCTGTTCCTGGTACTAAAATTTTCCAATCAGTAAGTGGAGTAGGAACTGCGGTCGGATATATTGCATCTTATGATGATGAAACTAGAGTTCTGAAATATTTTTCTGATAGATCATTATTCTTTAATCCCACATCATATGATCAAAAGGATTCATTTAACATCGTTAATGAAACCACATCAGTAAGTTTTACCTCCTCTGGTGGAACAGTCAATTCTACAAGCAATTTTAGTTGCACAATTGATCCAAACTTCAGCGGTATTACAACAGCAGTAACAGCAACAAAGATAGTTAATTTAGCGACTCAATTCACAAATGGGGTTGCTTCACCAGAGATAAATAAAAACAGCGGAACCATTCTATATCTAGATAACAGACCAGTGGTTACGAGAAATCCAAGACAAAAAGAAGACATTAAAGTTATACTGGAATTCTAAAGATGTCACAAAAAACAGATTTAAATGTATCACCTTACTTTGACGATTTTGATCCCGCTAAAAATTTTTATCGGGTCTTATTTAAGCCAGGATTTCCAGTCCAGTCTAGAGAATTAACCACTTTACAGTCAATACTGCAAGGTCAAATAGAATCTTTTGGATCTCACTTTTTTAAAGAAGGATCTGTAGTTATTCCAGGAAATGTTATATATGATCCTGAGTATTATGCGGTAAAAATAAATGATTTACATTTAGGATTAGATGTTGGTGTATATTTAAAAGATTTAATCGGTAAAAAAATTAAGGGTCAGACATCTCAAGTTACTGCTATTGTTAAAAATGTTGTAACAAAAGAGGAGTCTGTAGATGATTCATATACACTTTTTGTAAAGTATCTAACATCAGACGTTAATAATACACCAAATCCATTTTCCAGTGGAGAAACTTTAATTTCATTGAGTACTTTTGTTTATGGTAACACAACCGTAAATTCTGGACAAACAATTGCATCTCTACTAACAAATAATGCGACTTCTGTAGGTTCTGCAGTATCTATTTCTGAAGGTGTATATTTTATTAGGGGTTCTTTTGTAACTGTAAGTGATAGTACATTAATATTAGACCAATATTCAAATACGCCATCTTATAGAGTTGGTTTAAATATTTCAGAAACAATTGAATTTGCATCATCTGAAAATCCAGAACTTTTTGATAATGCTAGAGGATTTTCAAATTACTCTGCTCCAGGTGCAGACAGATTAAAAATTTCTGCAGTTTTATCAAAAAAAGCAATAACAGATTTTGATGATAAAAATTTTATTGAAATACTTAGAATCTCTAATGGCGTAATTAAAAAATTACAAGATAGTAATACATATTCTTTAATTAAAGATTATATTGCAAAAAGAACTTATGAAGAGTCTGGTGATTATTCGGTAAAACCTTTTAGTGTAGAAGTTAAAAATTCTTTGAACGATAGAATTTCTTCTGACGGAATTTATTTTGATACTCAAAAAACAGATCAAAACAACACGCCAACAGATGACTTATTGTCTGTTAGAATTTCCCCAGGAAAGGCGTATGTTAAAGGTTTTGATATTGAAAAATCGGAAACTACAATATTAGATGTAGAAAAACCCAGAGATACTTTAACTGTTTCTTCATCTTCAGTCCCATTTGAAATGGGAAATCTTCTTAGAGTGAACAATGTATCTGGATCACCAGTTATCGGAATTGATAACAACTACACTGTAAGTTTGCGTGATCAAAGAAAAAGTTCAACCATTTCTGGATCTGGTAATGAAATAGGTAAAGCAAGAGTATATTCTTTCGGACTATCTAATAGTGCATATTCAAATGCAACATCAAAGTGGGATTTGTATCTTTTTGATGTACAGACCCATACTAAACTTACCTTAAATCAATCTTTAAATTCAGATTCTTGTCCAGCATCTTCAAGAATTAAAGGTTTGAGCAGTGGTGCTACTGGATACGTTGTTTCTGCTCCAACAGATGAAAACGTAACAATTACACAAACATCTGGTACATTCAGTCCTGGAGAACAAATATCTATAAATGGTTCAACTGAATATTCTAGAACTGTTGAAACTGTTAGGGAATATAAGGTAAGTGATGTAAAGTCACTGTATCAAGATTCAAGCACTATTGGATTATCTACAGATTTTGTTGCTGATACATTTTTATCAAGTAAAGTAATTCCAAACTTTAATTCTACCGACACCTTAACAATAAGTCCTTCCGGAATAGCAACTTGTGCTGGTAGAAACTTCATTGGTGTTGCTAGTGATACTATCATTAGATATCAAAGAACTGGATTCTCAACAGAAACTTTTAACAGAATTTCTGGAATTTCTACTGACGGACTAACAATTACTCTGTCTGGTATTAGTACAGTAACTGGAGTTTGTGATGGTGCAATTCCCGATTCAGAAACAAGTACAACATTTTCAATCGGTGTTCCATCAATATTGAATGAAGATAATGCATTTTTATATGCTAAGTTAAATGATAAAAATGTATCTGAAGTAAACTTTGTTGGATCTGAACTCAGAGTTTCTCGTCAAACAACAGGTAAATCGACAAACGCTGTCGGAACTTTAGCAGTTAGCCTTGCTGATGTTGGAATTACAAGCGCATACTTTGAAACTTTCGATACTGAAAGATACTCTGTAATTTACTCTGATGGAACTGTTGAACCATTAACTTCAGATAAGTTTTCTCTGGATAGTTCTGGAACTGCTATAACTTTGAGTGGATTGACCCCAAGTCAATCAAATGTGGTTGTAAATTCTACTGTAAAGAAAAACTCAATAAAAAATAAGCAAAAACTGTATGTTAGAAGTCAAAAAATAGAAGTATCTAAGTGTGTATCTGGAGCTTCTGCTGCTGTTTCTGGATTGACCACAAGTAAGTATTATGGACTTAGAGTTCAAGACGAAGAAATTTCTCTAAATGTTGCTGATGTTGCAAATGTTGTTGCAATTTACGAATCAGTTAATAATTCTTCTCCAGTTTTAGATTCATTAAACTTCCAATCTGGGTTAGATTTAAACACCAATGCAATTCTTGGCGAAAAAGTAATTGGTGGAACTAGTGGAGCAGTAGGTCAAGTTGTAACAAGAAACACTTCAACAAAAGTTGAATTTGTTTATTTAAATTCAAATAAGTTCGTCAACAATGAAACTATTACTTTTGAAGAATCTAATATCGTAGCACCTGTACAATCTATTACTCCAGGAGCATATGTTGATAGAACTGAGGAGTATACTTTAGATAAAGGTCAAAGAGAGCAATTTTACGATTATTCTAGAATTGTAAGAAAAGATCCATCAACTTCTCCAGCGAGAAGAATGTTGGTAATATATGATTACTATACTGTTCCATCTAGTGATAGTGGAGATGTATACACCGCAAACTCATATTCCCCAGAAAGATTTGGAAATGATGTTCCAACTCTATTGAATGGTGTTAGAGCATCAGATACGTTAGACTTTAGACCCAGAGTTTCTCCATTTGTATCTTCATCACTTTCACCGTTTGACTTTGCAAGTAGATCATTTGCCGCATCTGGAAATAATCCAACTTTAGTATTAACTCCAAATGAAAGTTCAACAGTAGGATATACATATTATCTACCAAGAATTGATAAAGTTGTTCTTGGTAAAAATGGTAATTTTACATTAATAAAAGGATCTTCTTCAGTAAGTCCAAAATCACCGTCATCTATTGATAATTCAATGGATGTTGCTGAGATAGAACTTCCAGCATATCTCTACAATCCTGAAGATAGTGTTATTAGATTGACTAGTAACAAGAGATATACGATGAAAGATATTGGTACTTTAGAGGAAAGAATTGAAAATGTTGAAATTGCTTCTTCTCTATCGTTACTTGAATTAAATACGCAGGCATTGCAAGTAACAGATTCTGATGGAATCAGTAAATTTAAATCTGGATTCTTTGTAGATAATTTTAAAACAAATAATTTTATTGACCTTGAGAATTCAGACGCAAAATGTGTTATCGATAAAGATACTGAAGAATTAAATGCAGATATTTCACTATATTCGTTAAAATCTGAAGTTGCGGTAGATGGTAGCGTAAATTTAGATAGTGCAGACTTCTCATCAAATCTAAGTCTATTAGATAATAATGTTAAGAAGACTGGTGACCTCATCACATTAAACTATACAGAAACTTCTGCTGGAATTGGACAAACTTATAGTACTCTACAGCAAAATGTAAATCCTGCTGGCGTATCAAACTATAATGGGTATGTTAAATTAACTCCATCTTCAGACACTTGGGTAAGATCTATTAATTCTCAAAGTGGTCTTATTATTAGATCTCAAGGTGATTGGAATGATACCTTTGTAAACAATATTTTAAATAGCACTTCTCCATCAAATAAGTTCAAGTCGAAAAACGTTCAGTTCTATGCAACTGGTCTCCAACCAAATACACAATACTATTCATTCTTTGATGGTAATTCGAATATCGATGTAATACCAAAACTATTACAAGTTACAATGTCTTCTGGGTCTGCTTCTTTCCAGGCAGGAGAATCTGTAGATGTTTATAATGCTGGAGTTAAAGTCGGTAGTTTTAGACTAGCATCAGCTACACATAAGAAAGGTTTATATAATGCTACTACTCCAACCGTAGAATACACTCAAAATCCATATAATACATCACTCAGTATTGCATCATATTCATCATCATCCACTGTTGTAAATATTGATACTTATTCTTTATCTGATGATGCTTCTGGAAGATTCTTCGGATATACTCCACAAGGAGCAACTCTGATTGGAAAAACTTCAGGTGCTCAAGCAACAGTTTCAGCACAATCTTTGACTACTGATAACTTTGGCGATCTGATCGGATGTTTCTTTATAAGAAACCCACTTCAAACTCCAACACCATCGTCAACTTTTGGATCTGGATCAAAAACGTTTAAGTTATCCTCAAGTTCCACAAATTCTTCTGCAACTTCGGTAACTTATACTCAAAATACATTCTATGCTTCTGGACTTGTAAATTCAAATACTTATACTGAAGGTGTTAGTGTAAGAAGAACTTCACCTGCATTACCTCTTAATGCACTGAGACCAGATCCACTTTCACAGACATTCAAAACTGATAATGATGGATTCTTCTTATCATCTGTAGACTTATACTTTGCAAGTAAGGATAGTGATGAAAAAATATTTGTTGAAGTTAGAGAAACTGATATTGGTGGAACTCCAAAAACTAACTTAGTTCAAGATTATGCTAGAGCAGAGTTGTATCCATCAGGAATTACAACCTCATCTAATGGTCAAACCGCAACAAATGTAGTTTTCCCATCTCCAATCTACTTGGAACCAAATAAGCAGTATGCACTAACATTAACTTGCCCATCTTCTGGAGATTATAAAGTTTGGATTGCTAAAACTAATGAGGCAACCGTAGCAACTCAAAACTTACCAGATGCACAACAAGTAATTTATTCCAACAATTATATTGGTGGAAACTTATATAAACCACAAAATGGATCTGTTTGGAATTCTTCAATTTCTGAAGATTTAACTTTCAATTTGTATAAGTGTAACTTTACTTCCACAACTGGAACTGCATATTTCAATAATCCCAATGTTTCTGTTGGAAGCACTACATATGTTGATGATTTAAATGTACCAAAACTGATTGCAAATCCAATAAAAACTTTCCCAAGAAAGTTAAATGTTGGAATTTCTACCTCACCAGATTCTGTAGTAGGATCAATACTTACAAACGGCACTAAGATTGGTGAAGGAGACGCTTACGGGTACATTGAGAACGTTGGAGGCAACGTTGTTGCTATAACCACCTCAAACGTCGGTACAGGGTATTCTAACGGCACATTTACTGGCGTTCCATTATTCAATATTACTGGATATGGAATAAGTGCTACTGCAGATATCACCGTTACTAACAATGAAATTTCAAATGTTTCTATTGCATATAGTGGTTCTGGATATGCAGTCGGAGACGTTCTTGGAATCACTACCAGTTCTGTCGTAAAAGGTAGTGGTGCTAGATTAACAGTATCCGAAAGATCAAATATTGATACTTTGTATTTGACTAATGCACGTGGATTGCAGTTTACTTTAAGTCAACCAATATCTTACTATGTTGGAGACACTGCAGTATCACTCGCAGGAACTGTAGTTACACAAAATTCTTACGTTCCAAATTATGTTTATTCTGGTAACGTATTTGAGGTTACTCAATATAATCATGGAATGCAGTCTAATAACAATACTGTTGTTATTTCTGGTGTTTTCCCAGATACTCCAGGAGAAGCAATCACTGCAAGTGTAACTTCAGACAGCACAACTATTTCTCTAGGAAGCACTGCAAACTTCACTTCTTTCGAAGGACTTTCAGTAAGTGCTAGTAACCCTGGATATGTTTTAATTAACAATGAAGTTATTTCTTATACTTCTGTTGGATCTGGAACATTAACAATTGGTCAGAGAGGCAAATTTGGATCTCCAACAAAAACACATGCATCTGGAGATATAGCATACAAATATGAACTAAATGGAGTTTCTCTCTCAAGAATTAACAGGCAACATGCACTACCATCAAATTCTTATTTGAATAGTGTAAGAGGAACTGATAAGTATCATTTAGAATTTGATAGATCTTATCTATCTGATAGATCCGCTGGAGATACTCAGTTGAGCTTTACTGATGAAAAGGTTGCGGGTGGATCTAATTGTAAGGCATCTCAAAACATTCAATTCTCGTCTATTGCACCATACTTCAATGTTTTAACTCCAGATAATACCTCAGTTTCTTCATTGATTAGAACAACCTCTGGTACAAGTGTTGATGGATCTGAGACATCATATGTAGATCAAGGATTCCAATCAGTATCTTTAAATGATCTGAATTATTTTAATACTCCAAGACTAGTTGCTTCTAGAATTAACGAAACTAATCTACTATCGTCAAATACTAATAGCAAGTCACTAACATTAGGTATAACTTTATCATCTTCCAATACAAATCTATCTCCAGTAATTGATACATCAGAGGCTGCTACATTTGTCTTTGGTAGAAATAGAATTAACAAACCAATAGAAAATTATGCATATGATTCAAGATCTAATGCATCAACTGGTGATCCACATTCTAGCGTCTATGTTTCTAAGAGGGTTGATTTAAAACAACCAGCAAATTCACTCAAAGTTTTAGTGTCTGCATATAGACATGCATCAAGTGATTTTAGAGTTCTTTATAAGTTGATTAAATCGGACTCTAGTGAAGTAGATCAATCATTCCAATTGTTCCCAGGATATTCAAATCTTAGCGATCAAAATGGAGATGGTATCGGAGACACTGTTGTCGATGTTTCTCTCAATAATGGTTTACCAGATGCCTTTGTTAGAGCAAGTAATGAAGATGAATATCTAGAGTATCAATTTACTGCTAATGATATTGGTGAATTCTCCGGATTTGTAATTAAAATTGTTATGAATGGTACTAATGAAGCATATGCACCAAGATTTAAAGATCTCAGAGCGATTGCATTAGCATGATTCCCATAGAAGGTTTTCCAAATTTATTCAGAGATGAAAATTCTGGTGCTATTGTTAATTGTGATACAATAGAATATCAGAATTATTCTAAAATGAAACAGAATAGATTAAAAGAAAAACGAGAAATTGAAAATTTGAAATCAGAAGTATCCGAAATTAAAAACTTACTTATGGAGTTAATTAATGAAACCAGAAGAAATTAATCTTGAGAGTGTTGATAAATTATTTGAGTATGAAAAGCACTCTAGATGTATAGATTCTTTAAATGTAGATGAATTAAAAAACTTTGCAAAACTTTACTGCAAATTATATTTGAGACAACAAGAAGTGATTGTATCTATGTCTTCTATGGGATTATTGTGAGTATAAATATACTTTAGATCCTGAAACTCACAATAAGATGGCGGTTTTATATCCATATGCAATCTTTACGGAGTCATTGTAATGGCAGACATAAAAGTACGTGTTGGTCAACAAAACGCTGTAAAAGTTCTATCTTCAATTTCTGGAACTAGCTCCGGTACTCTTGCTGGATTGAGTGATATTGATGTAAGTGGTGGGTTATCTAATGGAATGGTTCTAGTATATAATGGTTCAACCAATAAATGGGATGCAACTTTAGACCTAACTCCAGGAGCAACACAGAATCTAGACATTAACGGAGGTAGCTTTTAATGGCAAGCATTATTAGGGTCAAAAGATCTACGGGCACAACTGCCCCAGCCACCCTGAATTACGGTGAACTTGCCCTCACGATTGGTAGTGGAACACAGGCAAATAAAGGAGAAAGATTTTTTGTCGGTAATTCATCGAATAATCCGATAGAAATTGGTGGTAAATATTATACCGATCTTCTAGATCATGTTCATGGTACTTTAACAGCATCTTCTGCTGTTATTGTTGATTCTAGCTCCAAAATTGACGTATGGAATGTAGATAATTTAAGGTTAGATGGTAATGCTATTACCTCCACTGATACTGATGGA